TTGACCATATTTGGATTTTGAATTAATTTCTTGAGGTATTTTGCCCAATCTGAGTGGTTTCTTGACCCATCAACAAGAAGGGCGTTTCCATCAACAAATTCCCCATTTTTCAAACAATGTTTCAAATCAATGGTATATGGGCCAAAATCCGATGCAATTAATGCTTTTTTATAAAACCCCGCTTCAATAACTTTAAGTTGTGATTTCACTTTATTAAAGATATGAGGTTTGATTGGTGCCAAAGAAATATCAAATTTTGAATAATTTCTAGCATAACTTGTTACAGGTTTTGTCCATACTCTAAGATAGTTTTCTTTTTCCTCATTTTCAAATTTATCTTGAGTAAATTTTTCCAAATATTCTTTATATTCAGGAGTTACGATTGAATAGTTTGCTGTAAATATTTTTTCGTATTCATACCAAACCGTTTCGTGAGACTTAATTGGTCTTTGTTTTTGTTCCCCTGTTTGTTGATTAATTTCTGTCATTGTTCCCCTTGTATCAAAACCGCAAACAACATACTGAATTTTATTTTTAAATTCCATAAGTTTTTCGGTCATTCCATCAAGCAACATTAAATCATGCAAATGTGATGAACCCCCAAGCCAACCAATTCTTAATCTATCACTTTCGGGAGTTTTTTCTTTGAATTGGGCTTCGTTTGGGTCAATTGCGTTTGGCAAAACAAATACATTTTTATTGTATTTTCTTATTTCGTCCGCATAAATTTCAGTTGTGGTTGTAACATATTCTGCGGCTTTAATGTTTGCAATAATTTTTTCATGAATTTTATTTTGAACAATAAGTTGATGAAGAGGGTGTTCAATTGTCGGCAACCAATAATCATCAATATCACATATTGTTTTTATTCCCAAAGATTTAAGAACAGGAATAAATTGAACTGACCTATCCATATCTTGTCCAATACTTCTATGGAAATGGACTATTTGGTATTGTTTCCAAAAGTTTAAATCGTTAAAATCCAAATCAAAAACAATATCTACGTGAAAATCTTCATTATATAATTTTTGAAGAAATAAGTGGGGGTCGACAGAGCGAAATTTTCCAACGCCGGTTCTATCTGAGGGGGCGACTAAAACATTAATTTTTGACATATTTTTTAATTATATTTTGTATTGTGACATAAGAATCAAAATCTGATTCCCATATTACCTCCAAAGTATAACCAAGTTTTTTCAAATTATCAATTCTTATTTCATCTTGAGCCCAAATCTCTTTTGCCGTTTTTTTCTTGTGGGGGTGAAAAAAGTTTTCGTGATATTTTTTAGGATTACAATGCCAATAATCACCATTGTATTCTATTATTAAATTTAATTTTTCTACGAAAATATCGCATACATATTTGTCAATTCTAAAAGTTTTTTTCGCATCGTATTTTAAATTGGTTAAAATGTCTAAAATCTTTTTTTCAGGTTTTGAAGATGAACTAAATTTTGTAGGATTTTCAGTCAAAATTTTAGAAATCTTCACTAGTGTTTCTTTACTATGTTTTTTCCCGTAAAAAGGATTTCCCTCCCCAACCTGTAATGACAAAGAACAAGGTTTACAAAGAGCAGACCCTTTTAATTTTCTAAAATGATTTCTACAAGCAATCGCCTTATCTTTAGCAAAAGTTTTTATATCTTTTCCACATTTAGGACATTTACGGACCACAGAATAACCATCCTTTTCCGACTTTATATCCAAAGATTTGCATCGGTCTCTTTTTCTAATTAATCCGTGTTTATTTAAAATTTTAAGAATTGTTGTTTTTGATGACTTAACTATTTTTACAATTTCTAAACTACTTTTACCTTTTTTATATTCGGTAATAATTCTTTTTTCAGTTTTAATATCCATATATATTATAAATATCCCGTTTTGTCAAAAGGACACTTTTTTAAACAAAAAAACCTCCCGAATTTGGGGAGGTAATATTATTAAGACAATTTTTTAACTTTTGTTATTTTTCCCTCAAATATATGTTTCCCGACTTTAAATTGAAATAACTCATCGCTCTTTTTTTCGGACTCGGAAATAATTCCATTTTCACTTAATATTTTTTGAAGTTCCTCTCTAACAATTTTTCGTAAATCATTCGATTGAGGTTGTTGTGATTTTGAAGTTTGCCCATTGGATGATTGGACTATCTTTTTGTTTTCCCCCATTAATCTTGCCGCTTTTTCAATAACATCATTTGATAATGTTGGTGAATAAGAGTCAGGTTGTTTAATCGGGTGTTTAATCATTAATTGTTTAATTGCGTCAGGAAGTTTTGAATTTTTAATTCTATCTTCTGTTAACACTGGTTGTTTTGTTATGGCTGCAGGTTGTGGTTGAGCTCCCATAAATTCTTGTGGAATATTATAAGTTGCGCTTATTGGCTCTGGAGCATATAAATCAGGAACATTAATTTTTGTTTCATTGAGTTCAATTGGCATTCCTGAACCAGCTTGTCCTCTTGGCATTTCTCTATGTTTATCCATTATTTGTTTGGATATCATAAGTTTTTGTATAAATTCGTCTGTCATACTTCTTCTAAATCAAATTCTGCGCAAAGTTTTATTGAGGTCATTCCTTTGTCGTTTGGATTATATTCAGGTCTTGGTTCCGTAAAATTTTGTCTTGGGTCAAAATTATAACTACCAATTCTATCTACCCTAAATAATCTCCACCCTGGTAAAGGTTGTTCTCCTTTTTGCGCTGTGTAAGAAGCTCCTTCCCTTTCCCAAGCTCTAATAACCGCATTTCCGGCTTTGGAAACTCCGTAGCAAAAGGGTTCAATTACGCGAAGTCCTTTTCCTCCGTTGTCGTCTCCATCATAATAAATTGTTACCAAATTTTTATTTTTAATGGAGTTAACTATTTCTTCAGCCGACTTTTCTAAAATAAGTCGCTTAACAATATTGTAAAGCTTCATTATGCTGGGTTCTGATATGGTTTGTCAAAACTGTATGGGTTAATTTTAATATTGTTAATTCTTTCTGAAATATCAACAGAATTTCCGCCTTTTGACGTGTCAAGAAATACGCCAGTTCCTTTACCAAATGCATCTCCATCTGATATTGCGTCAGGATTTGTTGAGCCAAATTGATTATCTAAACTATAATCATTTCTAGCTAATTGTTGTTTTCTAATTTGTTCTGCAACCTCAGTTAATTTATTTTGAGGTTGAGTAAAATCTAATGATTCAAATTGTGCCATATTACAATAGTTTTATTAAATTGTTTATTAGTTTTAATTCGTTAATAACTCTGGACTCCAATCTTAAAAAACTTGTTGAATTGTCATTCCAAGTATCATATTTTTCTGAAGATTTTCTATGGGTTTCAGATGGACGAATTGCCTTTCTTTTTTCGTGTGGGCTTAAAAAAGCGTTTGACTCACCATTATTTTTTTTTATTTCTTTGCTTGTGTGAATATCTCTTCTTTTTCCACCCAAAGTTTGGTTAATCCAATTATGAAAATTTGAACCTCCCAAACTATCCATTTCACCATTTTCCATTCTATTTTTTAATCTTTTTAGATTGGAATATGAAATTTTTTTTGTATTTAAAATATTATCAATAGTTTTTTCACCCCTGAATTTTTCAAGCTCATCAAGTTGTGATTTTTCAACTTCGTAATATTTTCCGTATAAATCTTTATTCACCTTGTTTTAAAATTTTAATTAAATCATTAACTGAAATTCCTTCTTTGTCAGCAATTTTTTTAATTGAACTTAAATTTTGTTTTAAGATTTTGCTAACAGCTTTGTTTGATGAAATTTCTTTATTTTTATTTTTATCTTTTAAAACTTTATCTTCAAACATTTTAAGGGCTTTCTTTTTTCTTATTTCCTCAATTTGTTTTTTTTCCATTAATGTGAATGTGTCAATATAGTTTTTATCGTTTTTAATTTTTTTTGGAACTCTTTTTATCTTTTTTTCGTGTCTTTTTTCATCAAATTCTTTTCCTTGAGCTAAAGTTCTTTCAGCTGCTTCATCTGGTGATAAATCAAGGTCCTCAATAAAGGTTTCAAAAGTTTCAGGTCCGTCTAAATCTTTTGTTTCTTCATAGCCAAAAGCGTCAGAAAAATCAATTTCATTAATTACATTCCCGTCCTCATCTTCACTTTCACCCCAATAAACTCTATAACCTCTTGTTACAGGGTTATTTGTTTGTCTTGTTGCAACAACTTCTTGGTCTGTTGTTCCTTTTGGAGCAATTCTTGGGTCAAGAATTGGAACTTTTGAACTTAAAAATGTTCCGTCATCATCAACGAGTTCGTCAATTTCAGATTTTACTTTTTCTAATCTTTTTTTAACTGATTGAGTATCTTTTAATTTTTTTTCCTGAAATATTTTTGTTAATTCTTTTTCAATTGTTTTTTTATCTTTTTTATTAAAAGACATTTTTTCATCTTTTTTTCTAGCTTCAGTTAAAGTATTTTGAACACTAAAATACAAATCAATTCCGTTTCTTCCTTCTTTTAGGAAAAAATAATACGGAGAACGAAAATATTCTTTTTTGAATAGCATAGAGTTTTATCTATAAATACATTCAAACTTGTATTTATTAGGAAATGTCACAACAGAATATCAGGGAATATAATTTTAGAAAATGGTTTTTAAAACCTTCTGGCCAAAATTTAGACATAAATTTGGCTTCAGATGAGCAAAACTATAATGAGGAAGTTGTATTTTCACCTTATCTAATTGCTGAAAATGATGGTAATAGATTACCAATTAGTTTTGATTTAAATAATTCAGGTTCATCCCAATTATATGTTTTAAATTATGGACTATATAATTCAGCAAATACTCTTGTATCACTCAATTATTATAACCCAAATAATGACAATTTGGATATGTTTACCGCATCAACTCTATGTGATATTGGATTAACAGGAATTGATAATGGTTTAGTAACAGAAATGACAGGTGAAACAATTTCTTTTACTATGGGATTGTTAGACGACTCAAACAAATTTGATAGATATTCTTTTGACAGAAGATTTAAAATGTTCCAAGTTACAGGATATACAAATCCTCCAAATCAAAGATTTAGTGGGAATACCGCATCAACAATTTATGAAATTGTTTCAAAAACAAATAGCAAAATTGGGGCATATAATCAATTATATGGTGGATTTTATCAAGGGTTTTTTAAACTTTTTGGATATGATTATGAAGTTTTTCCAACAAGAACCAATAAAGGTTGGTCTGTTGAAATGATTTTGAGACCAAGAAAAAACGATGAGTTTTTTCCTACCTCCTCTCAAACAACTTTAAATCTTACGTATTCTTCAAACAATAATACATTTTTTTATTTTGGAGTAAGAGGTGAAAATAAATTTTACCACCACGCATCAGGTTCACCCGAAAGTGACTCTGGTTATACAAGAGTCACACAAAATCTAAATGAATGCCTTAAAACTTGTTCGTGTTCAGATACTGGTGTCACAAATTCAAGATGTATTGAAGTTTACAATCCATTAGAATATACAATTGAACATAACATAGATTGTGGATGTGGATGTTCAGAAAATTCTGTATTAAACCCCGACAAAAACCCGCTTTATGATTCAATGTCAAATGCTTTATCTGTTAGATTTTCCGGTGACCCATCAAACCCAAAAATATGTGTTAAGGTATTAAAATTAACAGGGGATTGTGTTATGACTGGAACAACGCCTATTACAGGGATTACATATCAAACGGGTTATACAATAACAGAATATTGTTCTAATAAACAAATTTACGAATATTGTGCAATTAACGGACCAAATTATTTGGAATCAGACCATTGGTCTTTAATTAATTGTGTTTGGGAAAGAAATACATATTTTGACACTTGTGATTTATACTACAAAGGAGGTCTTGGATTAATAACAGATTTTAAATATGTTGATAGTTTATCAAATAATACAGTAAACTTAATTGAGCCTCCCGTTACCCATACAGGTAGTCTGGCACCAGACCAAGTTGAAATTGTTAATCTTAACGAAAGATGGTTGATTGAAAAATCAGATAGGCTTGGAACATTAAAAATATATGTTAACGGAAGATTATTTTATGTTATAAATGGATTTGAAGAAATTATTCCAAGAGGGTTAAATACGGAAAAAGAAAAACAGCTTGGGGTTTCTTTTAACATATCTTGGGGAGGAGGAACTCAAGGATTAAGGGAAAGTTTAACATTTACAGGTTGTCCTGAAAGTTTAACGGGTTTAATTTACCAACAAGACCCTGAAGTTATGCCAAATCAAACACTATCAGGAACAAGCTTATCTGCGCTCACAACAAACATATTAATTGAGCCTAATTTTGGTGGAAGTTTTGATGGGGCAATAAGTCAATTTAGAATGTATGTTAAACCATTAAACGCTTCTGAAATTTTACACAATTTTAATTTATTAAAAAATAAATTTTTAATTTTTGACCCCCAATGCCCAAATTGTGATAATAATATACTAAACGATATAGAATACGAATTTTTATAATGGCAATTAGATTTACTAGCATAAAATACAGCGGATTTAGCGTAAATTTATCAGTATTACCTGTAGGTGAAATATATAGAACTTATGTGGGAGCTTTTACATTTCCTTTTGATTATTCTGGAAACACAGATAATGGAATTTTTTATTTTTATATTCCCGCAATAGACCAAGTTTTTGAAAAAGAGGTCATCCCTTTACCCCCGACTCCTACCCCAACAAATACGCTAACTATTACGATAACACCAACAAATACACCTACACCAACAAATACGCTAACTATTACGATAACACCATCTGAAACGCCAACAAATACACCTACACCGACTGAATCGGAATTAATAACACCTACACCAACAAATACGCCAACAAATACACCTACACCAACTGAATCGGAATTAATAACACCTACACCAACAAATACGCCAACAAATACACCTTCAATGACCGAGACCCCGACTCCTACCCCAACAAATACAGTAACGCCAACACCAAGTATTACATCTAATTTTGTTTTTGAAAGTTTATGGAGTGCGTCCTCTCCAATTGAATTACCTTATTCTCCTACTGGAACTTATTCGGGTATAATTTATTGGGGCGATGGTAATATTTCAGCAAATACTTATGATAATAGAATACACGATTATGCGTCTTCAGGAAATTATAACGTAACAATTATTGGCCAAATTCAAGGGTGGGATTTTTTAAATTATGCAACAAGTTATAGAAATAATCTTATTGAGATTTATAAGTGGGGCTCTTTAATTGGTGAAAATAACTCCAATGCAAATATGTTCTATGGGTGTTCAAATCTATCGTTATCTTTAGTATCGGATGTGTTAAATTTACAGGGAATTACAGCAACAACAAGTATGTTTGAGAATTGTTCATCATTAAATGAAATTTTTAATGTGGAGTTATGGGATACATCAAGTGTAATTAATATGTCAAATATGTTTCGTGGAACTAGCCTAAACAATCTAAATCAGGACATTCAACTTTGGGATGTTTCAAATGTTACTGACATGTCAGGAATGTTTAGTGGGTCAACAAACTTTAACATAGATTTAGGAGGGTGGGATATTGGGCAGGTAACAAATATGACTAATATGCTAGACAATACGTCATTGAGTATTTTTAATTATTCAAATACTTTGATAAATTGGGCGGCGTTAATTCCTAACATACAAAATGGAGTTACTCTTGGTGCTTATGGTCTTTTATATTCTGTTCCAGATGGTGAAGACGCTAGAAATATTTTAACTGGCAGTCCTTATAATTGGACAATAGTTGGTGATTCATCAACCAATATAACACCTACCCCAACACCAACTATGACAAATACTCCAACACCTACATCGTCACAAATAGGACCTGAAACCCCTACAAACACACCCACATTAACCTCAACCCCAACCCCAAGTCCATCTCAAGGATATAACCCTTTTGTAAGTATATGGTCTGGAGATTCGGTAACGTTACCATACGTTTCAGGGGGAACTTATTCAGGAACAATTGACTGGGGCGATGGAAATGTTTCAGCGAATACTTTTGCGAATAGAACTCACTCATATGACTCATTAGGACTTTATACCATAACAATTGATGGTGATATTACAGGTTTTAAATTCGCTCCAATTTCTGACAGATTAAAAATAATTGAAATTACAAGCTGGGGAAAATTAAGAGGTTTAAATAATAGTAATTCAGATATGTTTAGTTTCTGCTCAAATTTAGTATTGACTGGAGTTTCTAATACCCCAAATTTATCGGGAATTACTAATGTTGCTTCTATGTTCTCATCTTGTGCGTCTATAACAACAATAAACAATTCTAATTTTTGGAACACTCAGGATATAGTTACTATGACCGCAATGTTTGACAGTTGTACTCTGTTTAATAGTACTATTAGTGGGTGGAATGTTTCTAATGTGGTAAATATTAATAGTATGTTTAATTCGTGTGAATCATTTAATCAGAATATTAATAATTGGGATGTGTCAAATGTTACAGGAATGACCTCAACATTTGCGTTTACAAACATTTACAATCAACCATTAAATAATTGGGTGGTAAGCGCGGTAACAACTATGTCTAATATGTTTAATCAGGCGGTTTTATTTAACCAACCATTAAGTAGTTGGACAATTACAAATTTAACAAATGCAAGTGCTATGTTAAATTCTTCAGGATTAGATACAATGAATTATTCAAATATGTTAATTGGTTGGGCAAACCAATCCCCAAATATTCAATCTGGTGTTACACTTGGAGCGTCAGGAATTTATTATTCCGCAACTACCGCACAATCATCAAGAGATATTTTAACTAACCCACCTTATAATTGGGTTATTACTGATAATGGCCCTATTGAGCCGAGCCCAACACCGACCTCTACACCCACAGTAACTCCTACTTTGACTGTGACCCCAACAAATACACAAACCCCAACAAATACTGTTACTCCAACTGAATCAGAAACACCAACCCCTACGCCAACTAATACTCAAACTCCAACAATAACTCCAACAAATGAAGGTCCTGTTTGTCCATATATTGTCGGTTACTTTAATACCACTGACGAAGTAATGAGATTTAACATTAACACTAATTACGATGGAAGTGTTTACGTTGTCACAACTGGCGGGACTGAAGTTTATGATACGTCATACACTTATGTTCAAACAATCCCAAACTCATTTACCGCTAATACACCAACATATGCCAGTATTGTTTTTGCTAATGAATTTGTATATGTTGGGGGTGACCCGTCTAACAAAAAAATTGACCTATTTGATTTAAGTCAATTAACATCTACCACAGTAACGGTTGGTTCAAGTATTACTGAAATGTCTGTTGATTTAACAAATTCTTACGTGGCCTACTTAATTCCTGATTCAGATTATCAACAAATTTTAATTGCAACTCAATCTATAGACGCAACACTTGATGTTTCGGCAACTACAAACGGGGATATTTCTTTTTCAAATATAGATAATTTTTATTGGATTGTGTCAACGGGAGATACTTTAGTTAGAGTAAACCCCTCAAGTAAATCTATAGACTCAACTGAAACTTTGGCGTCAGGTGGGTATTCTGGATATAGAAAAACTTTACTTGATGACCCAAATAACGGATATACATATATTTTGGTTGATGGTCAATCTTTTATGGTTTATCGTAGTTCAGGATTTTATCAAGAAATTGATTTGACATCATATAGTGGAACAAATACAAGTATGACAATTGATGAAGTTAACAATAAACTTTATGTTCTTAACGTAAATGGAAATGATTTCGGTTTAATCAAAATAGATATTTCTACATTTAGTGACGAAGGTTTATTTGACTTAGGTAGTTATCCAGGATTTACAAATGGTAATATTATTTACGACTTAAATAGTACAGAAATATTAATAAATTTTGTTCCGTATACCAATAGAATTTATAGAATTTGTACATAATTTTTAATGTTTGACCCTCAGTGTCCAAGTTGTTTAACGGGAAATACAATGTAATTTTTTTTTACTATTTATAACTTACAAAAGTTATTTTATTTTTTGAGTAAATAACCTCAAAAATGAAAATTTTCATTCAAATCGCGTCTTATAGGGACCCAGAGTTGGTTCCAACAATTAAATCGGCAATTGAAAATGCAAAAAGACCAAAAAATTTGGTTTTTGGCATTGCCCGTCAATTTCATCCTGATGATAAATTTGATGATTTATCTGAATATGAAAATGACAATAGATTTAGAGTTTTAGATATTCCATATCTTGAATCAAAAGGAGCATGTTGGGCAAGACATCTTATACAACAATTATATAAAGATGAAGAATATACCCTTCAGATTGATTCACATATGAGGTTTGAAAAGAATTGGGATGATGAAATGATAAAAATGATTAAACAACTTCAAAAGAAAGGACATAAAAAACCTCTTTTGACAGGATATGTTTCATCGTTTGACCCAGATAATGACCCAGCCGCAAGAGTTAATGAACCTTGGAGAATGGTATTTGATAGATTTATTCCCGAAGGAGCGGTTTTCTTTTTACCTGAAACAATACCTGGTTGGCAAAATTTAAAAGAGCCGGTCACAGCAAGATTCTATTCAGCTCACTATTGTTTTACATTAGGTCAATTTTCAAAAGAAGTTCAACACGACCCTGATTATTATTTTCATGGTGAAGAAATTTCAATTGCGGCAAGAGCATATACTCATGGGTATGACCTTTTTCACCCACATAAAGTTCTTATTTGGCATGAATACACAAGAAAAGGACGAACAAAACAATGGGATGATGATAAGAATTGGGTTGAAAAAAATAATTTCTGTCATAAAAAGAATAGAGCATTATTTGGAATGGACGGAGAAGAACCGATGGAATTTGGAATTTTTGGATTTGGAGCCGAAAGAACTTTGAGGGATTATGAAAAATATTCTGGATTACTTTTTTCAAAAAGAGCAATTCAACAAGAAACAATTGATAAAAAATATCCGCCAAACACTTACAATTATTCAACTGAAGAAGAATGGATGGAGTCATTTGCGTCAATATTTAAACATTGCATTGATATTGGTTATTCGCAAGTTCCAGAAGATGATTATGAGTTTTGGGCGGTTGCGTTCCACGATGAGAATGATAATACTTTATATAGAAAAGATGCTGACCCAAATGAAATTAGAGGCATGAAAAATGACCCTGATGGATATTGCAAAGTTTGGAGAGAATTTCAAACAACAGTAAAACCAAAATATTGGGTAGTTTGGCCATACTCCATAAGTAAGGGTTGGGGTGAGAGAATAACAGGAGATTTGTAAAAAAATATGGATTTTTTAAAAATAACAAACGAAGTTTTAGATAATATTGATTTGTCAGAATCCTCAAAAAAAATTAATTCTGCGGAATATCAAAATTACTTTATAAGTAATTCAGGAAAAGAACATTATAGATTATTGTCATATATTTCTGAAAAAAATGATTTTATAAATTTTTTAGATATAGGTACTTTAAAGGGATGCTCCGCATTGGCATTTTCAACAAATCTAAATAATAAAGTTTATTCATTCAATCTTTCAGATGAGTTAGATTTATCAAACCCACCATCAAACATTAATTTTTTTATAGATAATGTAATAAACAGCAAATATAATGACTTAATTATAAAATCAAAATACATAATGTTAGACACATATCACGACGGTGTTTTTGAGGGGCAATTTTATGATTATTTAAAATCAATTAATTATAAAGGTGTTTTATTATTAGATGACATTTATTTAAATAATGAAATGACTAATTTTTGGGAAAAAATAGAAAAAAATAAAAGTGATATTACTCATATTGGTCATATGACTGGTACTGGTGTTGTATTTTTTGATTAAATTAAATTTATGATTAAAGATGGAAGTGAAACAGAAATAAGTTTTACATGGGAAAATAAAATTGCATTTAAAATTTTTGTAAATGAGGAACCATTTAAATCTGATGGGGATTTAATAAATAATTTTTATAGTGCCTTGAAATGAATAATATTGCAATTATAACAATATTATTTGACTATCCAAGTAATTTTGTACCAACATTCGAAAAAAAACTTTTGGAAGTTTTTGATGAAAAAAATTATTTTGTAGTAAGATATTTTAGTGAAAATGAAAATATAAAAAATGAAAGTTACTACTTTAAATTTACTCATTTCAGAATTAGGAATTTTATTAAATTTGTGGAGGAAAACATTTTAAATAAATTTGATTATTTTGTATTATTAGATGCGACTGATGTTGCTTTCTTGGGTAATTTTGAATCAATTCCATCAATAATGAATGAATATAAATGTGATATTTTATTTGGAGCGGAAAGAAATTTGTGGCCCTCAACTGAATATAGTCATTTACATAATGATAAAAAAATTGATTCAAATTATAGATTCTTGAATGCCGGAGCGTTTTGTGCAAAACCAGAATCATTCATTAAACACTCAAATAATATAATCAATAGGGGTTTATTTGGTTTATGTGACCAAGGAAATTGGCAAATAGAATATCTTTTAAATGATAATATTGGAATTGACTTTAATAATAAATTAGTGTTGAACACATATTTGGCAAAGGATGATTTAATCATAAAAAACAATATTGTTGAGTTTAAGACAAATGTACCAATTTTTATCCACGACAACGGAGGTTATAACGACGAAACAATCAAATTATTAGAATTTTTCATATGAAAACAATAAGAATAAGTAGACAGGGGTTCCCAAACCACGGGCAACACAGTTGGGTAAACTATTTTAAATTTGTTCTCTCAAAAAAATATAATATTATAATTGACCCTATAAATCCTGATATTATAATACAATCCGATTTAAATTATAATGAAAACCAGATTGATACTTTTACAGGGATATTACCAACTAAATATACAAATTCGGATAATAATAAAAAATTTATATATGTATCAGGAGAAGTTGCTAACTTTGAAGATTGTTTGAATAACCATGAAAACCAATGGTCAATTGGATATAACAAGTTTAGCCACCCAAGATATTTGAGGCAACCATCAGGAGTATTTGATGTGTGGACACTATTTGATGAATCTAGATTGGTTGATAGTCCCTTAAATTGGTTAACAGAAAAAAGAAATTTTGATTTAATTTCCAACAGAAATCAACGATTTTGCTCAATAACACAAGCATCACACAATGATTTTAGAGAAGTGGTTTTTAATAAATTATGCGAATATAAACAAGTGACCTCATCAGGTCCGTGGAAACAAAACATATCTCTTGACGAGGAATTAAATAAATATCAGTGGTTAAATCCTATTTATATTGGTAGAAATGATGGATTGACTTATAGAGAAAAAATAGGATTTTTTCAAAAATATAAATTTAATATTGCAATACATTATACTAATACAGATTATATTTTACAAGAAAAAATATATCATGCTTTTTTTAGTGGGGCTATTCCTATATTTTTTGGTAACAAATACATTTTAGAAGAAGGATTTAATCCTGAAAGTTTTATTAATTTACATGACTTTACTAATTTGGATGACTTTTTATCTTTAATCAAAGAAATTGATAATAACAAAAATTTATACAAAAAATATATAGAATCACCAATTTTTACAAATAACACATTACCTGAATATTACGATTTTGAATATACTTTAAATTTTTTAGAAAAAATTGTAGAAGCCTAATGAAATATATTTTTACTACTTTAGCCGTCGGAGAACCATATTTAAGTAATGCGTCTGAATGCTATACTAAATATAGTGAAAGATGTTCCGCAGATTTCAATATAACTACAAATGAGATAATAGACGTAGGTCCAAAAGTTAATTTGGATTTATTTAAATTGAATGAGTATGACGATGGAAATCCTGGATTTTCTTTTTATCTTAATTTAAAAGTATTGTCTCTTAAATATTGTTTAGATAAAGGTTATGATTATATAATATATAATGATGCCGATTGGCGAATGAGGGATAGTTTTAAAGAAGAAAAATTATTCAATCTTTTTGAATATATGGAAAATAATAATTTGGATTTTCTTTTTGAAAGACCTTCCAAAATTGGAGACCATAAAAAAGACATGAGTAATTGTTTTTTTGATAGAAAGTTAGTTGATTATCATGTATTTGAACATAATAAATGGGATGACGCGCATGTTGTTAATGAACAATTCTTAGTTTTCAGAAACAATTGGAAATTTAGATATTTTGTCAGACGATGGGAAGAGTTTTTATGGTATTCAATACATAATAAAATAAGAAATTATCCTGACGGATTTGATATTGGTGTTTCAGCATTAGAGGCGGATATGAAATGGGATTGGGATAGTTTTAGAGGACATTTACCTGATTGTTTTGAATTTTACGATAAAACAGGAATTCTACACATAAGATTTTAAATATGGATATACAAGAAAAAATAACAAAATTTACAAATTTGGAGGTTGACGATAGTCTTTCCGCATTTATGGGTCACAGCGCCCAACAAAGTCACAACGCTTATGAAATATTTTATGACTTCATAAAAGAAATTAAACCATCAAGAATATTAGAAATAGGGACTGCAATGGGTGGGTTCACTGAGTTTTTGACTATCATTATAAATGAATTAAATTTAGATACTAAAATTTTATCTTACGATATTACGGAAAGACCGTGGTATTATCAAATGATTGAAAAAGGTATAGATGTCAGAGTTGAAAACATATTTAGTGAAGATTGGTTGTCAATTAAAAAAGAGACCCAAGATTTTATTCAAAATGATGGAATTACTATAGTTTTATGTGACGGAGGATGGAAAGTAGGAGAATTCAAAGTTTTATCAAAACTAATAAAAATAGGTGATTTTATATTGGCTCACGACTATTGTCACGATGTTGACACTTTTGAAAGGGAAATAAAAAATAAAATATGGAATTGGTTAGAAATTACATATAGTGATATTGAAACTTCTTGTGTTGAGAATAATTTAATTCCCTATAAACCTGAATTATTTTCTAAAGCGGTTTGGGTTTGTATGAAAAAAAAATAATAATGATTTTATGAGTTATAAAGACATTTTTACTAACATTTATAATAACTACGGTTTTGGTAGTTTAGAAAGTCGCTCGGGACCTGGCAGTACGATACAACAAACTGAAATTTTAAGAGAAAAAATAAAAACTTTAGTAAATGAAAAAAAGATAAAATCAGTTATTGACATCCCCTGCGGAGATTTTAATTGGATGAAAGAAATTGTATTTTCTTTTGAGTCGTATGTGGGAGGAGACATAGTTGAAACGGCAATACAAGAAAATAATGAAAAATATTCAAACTCAAGGATTAAATTTTTAAATTTTGATTTAATTAATGATAAAATCCCTAAATCAGATTTATTAATTGTTAGAGATATAATTGGACACATGCCACTTAATGATGGTAAAAAAGTAATTGAAAACATAATAAACTCCGACTGTAAGTACCTTTTGAGTACAACATGGGCAAAAAAAGTAAATGATGTGTGGTCAAGGTGTAACTTAAATGATGTTGATAGAGAAAACGAGGGGGTTGAATATGGTAGATTTTATCCAGTAAATTTGATGTCCGACCCGTTCAATTTTCCTGAACCTGAGATTTATTTAGAGGAAGATGTTTATGTTGACAATTTTGAAAAGGGTAACAGAAAAGTTTTGGGGTTTTGGGAAATTGATAAAATCAAAGATTATGTCAAAAATAATAATTTTGAAAATGTTAAACATAAAAATAATAATATTACTAAAATTAATAAGATTACCCTTGTCACTGGTCTTTGGAATATAGGGAGAGGGGATTTAAATGAAGGGTGGTCCCGTTCATTTGAACATTATTTAGAAAAATTTAAACAACTTTTAGATGTTGAAGAAAATTTAATAGTTTTTGGGGACGATGAATTAGAAAAATTTATATCAGAAAATTCAAAAAAACAAAACATTCAATTTATAAAAAGAAACTTAAACTGGTTCAGAAATAATGATTATTATGAATTAATTCAAAATATAAGAAATAACCCAAATTGGTACAATCAGTCAGGATGGCTTCCTGAGTCAACTCAAGCAAGATTAGAGATGTACAATCCTCTTGTTATGTCCAAAATGTTTTTATTACACGATGCTAAAATTTTAGATAAATTTGATTCGTCTCACTTAATTTGGATTGATGGAGGAATTACAAATACTGTACATCCTGGCTATTTTACTCACGACAAAGTTTTAGATATTATAAAAGAAAAATTTAATAAATTTTCATTTATTGCATTTCCATATGACGGCAAAGTTGAAATTCATGGTTTTGAATATAATAAAATGTGCGAGTATTCTGAGTCAGTTGTTGATAAAGTTTGTAGAGGAGGTTTTTTTGGTGGTCCAAAAGAAAGTATTCCAGAAATTAATTCAATTTATTACACCACTTTAATAGATACTTTATCCAATGGATATATGGGGACTGAAGAATCCGTTTTTACAATAATGTCATATAAACGTCCTGAATTAATTCAATATTTTGAAATTGAAAATAATGGATTAATTGGAAAATTTTTTGAGGATTGTAAAAATAATTCATTAACCGCAAAAACAGAAAAAAAACAAATGGAAAGTAATTTAGACATTTCCAAAACTGCTCTTTATGTTATTGGTTTTAATAGTCCTGCACAATTTGAAACATTAATAAAATCTATGTTAGAGTATGACTCAGATTTTATAACCAAAACTAAAAAGTTCTTGTTGGATAACTCAACCGATTTGACGACTACACCAAGGTATGTTGAGTTGTGTGAGGAATATGGTTTTGAACATATTAAAAAAGATAATATTGGAATCGTTGGTGGTAGAGTATTTGTTGCCGAACATTTTGATGAAACTGATTTAGATTTTTACTATTTTTTTGAAGACGATATGTCATTTTATCCTAAAAAAGGTGAAGTTTGTAGAAATGGATTTCCTCGTTATACTGATAATTTGTACCAAAAATCTTTAGAAATAATTAAAATGGAAAATTTTGATTTTTTAAAATTAAATTTTAGTGAATTTTATGGTTCAAACGACGTTCAATTCTCATGGTATAATGTGCCTCAAGATTTTAGACAAAATCATTGGCCGAATAAACCTAAACTACCGACCCAAGGTTTAGACCCAAATTCTCCTAAAACAAAATTTGATGAAATACGCATTCATAAAAGTCTACCATATGTATTGGGTGAAATCTATCTATGTAATTGGCCAATTGTATTAACAAAAGAGGGGAACTATAAATGTTATTTGGAGACCAAATGGGCCCATCCATTTGAACAAACTCTCATGTCGTACGCTTTTCAAGAAACCGTAAAAGGTAAAATTAAACCTGGATTACTATTATTAACACCAACGGAACACCATAGATTTCATCATTACGCTGCTGAATCAAGAAAAGAAAGTTAAAATAATATTTTATTACTTTTTTTTAAATTATCTTTAGCCCATAATGGTTGAAGATTTGTATAATGACAGAGTTTATAAATTTCTTCTTCGGATTTTGCTGAAGATAACGGTATTACGTGGTCAATATGCCACCCGTATTGTCCATGATTATTCCAAGACATACCATCAACAAACTGTTTTTCTAAATATTCTTTTAAAAATTCAGGAGAACATCCAAGAATCTTATTAAATAATTGTTTTTTTTCATAAGATTTAAATTTTAATAAATCCCTCATCCGGCAACTTAAAATATGCCTCATTTTGAATAGAGGGTCTTCATCATATTTTTTTTTACGAGCATTTCTTGTTGATTGATTATAATTTTTATTTCGTTGTAAAATTTTTTCTTTATTTTTTTGATAATACTCGGCTCTCCATGTGTTTCTTTCTTTACGAGTTTGGTCATACCATATTTTATATTTTTCAGGATTTTTGTCCCGTTTAATTTTTTCATCTTCACTCTGACAAATTTTACACCGACTTTTGTAATATTGAATCCCTTTATTACTAACGGATTTTTTATTAAACTCACAAACTTCTTTTTCAATTCCACATTTACTACAAATCTTTTTTTCCATAATATTCTTTAACTAACCTGTTTATCAAGGTTGATTTTTTAATCCTATCTTTAACCATTCTATCAAATAGTTCTCGGTCTAAACTTATACCGAATTTAATTTTACAATCATTTTTTTCTTTTTTATTTCTTCCCATATTATATAAATATATATAAAACTAATAAAAGTGAAACTTTTTTTAAAACCTAACCTACATATTTATAGGTATGGAATTTTTTATAACACAAAATTCAACCTTGCCTTTATTAAAAATGGAATTTGACTTTGATGGAAAGTCTTCGCTAGAGGACTTTAATTCCATTTTGGAAACTTCATCCATTTTATTTTCCATGAAAGATGTTGAAAATGGAAATTTAAAAATCTCAAACAAAAGAGCAGGTTTCACAAATAAAATATTCACCGAACCAAACGCCAAAACTGAATATTATATTTATTATCAATTCAGCACATTTGATACGAAAAGAGTTGGAAGATACGAAGGTGAATTTACAATAATTTCAGACGACGGAACGGTAATACTTCCAATTAAAGACAAACTATTTATAAACATAACCGAAAACTATATAAGGACATAATGGAATTTTATATTAAGAAAAACTCCACTTTGCCCATATTAAAGATGGAGGTTATTAAAGACGGTCGGAGTGATTTTAATCTAAATTCATTTTTAAGTGGAAATACAACTTTTTTAATTTCACTTTATGACAAATCAAACGACAGATTTTTATTCGCATCAAAACAATGTTATATAACATCCGAATTTTCTGAATTTGAGGGAAAGGATTTATATTATTTAAATTATCAATTTACAAACAAGGACACATTAAGGGTTGGAAGATATGAACTTCAAATTTCAATTCCATCAGAACAAGGTGTTATATTATTGCCCCTTCAAGATAAATTTTATGTTAATGTTGTTGATTCTTTTGCTGGTGAAAATATAAAATACATAAATAACTATGATTCAGATTTAAGTTGTTGCTCAAATCAACCCCCATCTGAACTTGGAGTTATTACGCTTCAATCTTATTTTAATAGCGGGTCATTGGTAATTGATTATATTTTATCTTCAAACAAAACATATAATAATAATATATCTGTTGAATTTACTAACACAATTGAAGTTTTTGAAGGAAATCCTTTTTTAATAACAACAGGTGTTACAATAAATTCTGGAAATTTATCAGGATTAACTCAAATTACAATATCAGATTTTAATTATAATAATTTAAGACAAATTCCTGTTTTTCAAAATGTTAAAATATTTGGAGCTCCGCAAGGTTCAATTTTATTTTTAAATACCGAATCGTTTTTTGAACCACCAATTTCCCCATCTCCAACCCCTACTCCAAGTATAACTCCAACAAATACTATTACCCCTACAATAACACCTACTGCGACAGAAGCTCCAAATATAACTCCAACTCCGACTCCAAGTATAAGTCCAACAAATACAATTACACCTACAATAACACCTACCTCAACAGAAGCTCCAAATATAACTCCAACTCCAACTCCAACTATAACTCCGACTGAATCGGAAACACCTACAACCACACCAACCACAACACCTACAAATACGGTTACTTCAACTTTAACTCCGACTAATACTCCAACTAATACTGTAACTAAAACAAATACACCGACTAATAGTGTGACTCCAACTATAACTCCAACCAATTTATCTTTTTGTTTTGACTATACTTTATCTGGTATTCAATTTACAGACACTAAAATAACAGACGGAAATTATAATGGTTATCCTTATTATAACCTTACAAATGGTGTTGTTTGGAATGGTGGTAGTGGTTTAACTTATTTTTGGTATTGGACAGATGTTCTTGGTGATACTGGAACAACTTATGGTTCACTCTATAACGGATTTAAACCAACTCCTGATAGTCAATCTTACGTTTGGAACTCTGGTGTTACAAGTCAAATGAACTCATCATTAGTTGGGGTATGCTCAACTCCAACTCCTACCCCAACAAATACAATTACCCCTACAATAACACCTACTGCTACAGAAACTCCAAATATAACTCCAACTGAAACTGTAACACCAACACCTTCAATTACTGAGACTCCTACACAAACGCCTACCATAACACCTACTGAATCGGAAACCCCAACTCCTACTCCAACAGAGTCAGAGACACCTACCCCAACCCCTACAATTACTGAAACTCCAACAAATACTCCAACCTTTACCGTTACTCCTACACCAAGTTTGACCACTTCTTCAGGTGGTATAGTTACTGAAAATTTATTTATGAAGTTAGATGCTTCTAACTATACTTCAGGTACTTGGAATGATGAGACAGCGAACGGTAACAATGCGACAATAAATGGGGCTACTTGGTCTTCAGATAATGGAGGCATATTTGATTTTGATGGTGTTAATGATACAATAAGTATTCCTCACGTTTCTTCACTAAGTTTAAGTACAACGGTGCAAAAAACTATACAAGTTTGGGTTAAATTTGATACTCTACCAGCGGTTAGTACACAAGTTCCAGTATTTGGTAAATTATCATCCTCATTTGGATTCGACGGATATTGGTCAGGGTTATTTTCAGATTCGGGAATTATTAGATGTGTTACAAATGGAACATCGACTCAAAAAACATCCGATTCAACTTCAGCAATCACAATAAATAATTGGTATTTATTTACATTTATTTCACAAATCACGTCTACGGCAAATACAACTAAAATATATATAAATGAAACAGAATATATTTCTTCATCTCATGGTTCTGACACATATAATGAATCTAATACACTGTATTTAGGATTTATAGGTTCGGGTATTGGTTCTTTATATTTAAATGGTAAAATAGGTGCTTGTTATTTCTATACTAGTGGTTTAACATCAAGCCAAGTATCACAAAATTATAATAACACTAAATCAAAATATTTATAAAATAGAATATTATTATCTTAATTTGATTTTCTAACCCCACGTAATTATACTTATCAAAAAAGGTCAATGTCGGTTTTGTTCGGCAGCTAATACACCAAAAATTTAAGTATAATGATATCAAACGAAGAAATTGAACAATTCCTTCAGGGGAATGACGATGAAAAATATATCATCGGAGTTGAATACGATTACGTAAAGGATTGTATTTGGAAAATTATAGAACACCCAATTCACGGAAAACAAATTAAAAAAGACACCTTTATTCCATTTGCTTGGGTTGGTGATTTACGTGGTCTAAACTTTTATCAATCATCAAAAGCGCTTCAAAAGGAAGCAATGACAAAACATAAAATTGTTATTGAAAAATTAAGAACAGATGGAAATGAAAGATTGGAAAAAGGATTAACTTATATGATTAAATCCCTTAATGGGTATAGGTCAATTATTCAGTTTTTTAGAGAAGGAGGAATTGAGCCATGGGGAGAAAAAACAAAAGGTTTGGTTTTAATTCTTCCGCCAGTTGAACAATATCTTGTTGTTAAAGAAAAACGAATGTTTAAAGGTTTTGATGAATATGACAGCATCACAAGATTTGTATTTGACTTGGAGACAACCGCTCTTGAGCCAAAAGATGGAAGAATATTTATGATTGGTATGAAAACCAATAAAGGTTTTAGTGAGGTTATTGAATGCGCAAATGAAGACCAAGAACGAAGGGGAATTGTTAAATTCTTTAACACAATAGATGAAATTAAACCAAGCATTATTGCATCCTACAACGGATTTAACTTTGACTGGCATTGGTTATTTGAAAGAGCAAAGGCTCTTAATATTGACATAAAAAGAGTTGCAAAAACTCTAAATCCCGCGAACCCAATTAAACAATCTGAAAGTTTATTAAAACTTGCAAATGAAGTTGAAAAATTTAATCAAACTTCTATGTGGGGTTATAATGTTGTTGATACATTACATGCGGTTAGAAGAGCTCAAGCAATTAACTCCAATATTAAATCAGCAGGTTTGAAATATATAACCCAATATATATCTGCCGAAGCGGCAGACCGAGTTTATATTGAACATACCGACATCGGGTCAATGTATGCAAAAAAGGAAGAATATTGGCTTAATATTCAAAATGGAAAATACAAAAAAGTCGGAGTTGATGAAAAGATTGATGATGTGTGTTCAAAACATCCTGACATTTATATAAAAACAACTGGTGACAATATTGTTGAACGATACCTTGATGATGACCTTGAGGAAACATTAAAAGTTGATGAAGAATTTAATCAGGGCTCGTTTCTTCTTGCTTCACTTGTTCCAACAACATATGAAAGAGTTTCCACTATGGGAACCGCGACATTATGGGAAATTCAAATGAGGGCGTGGTCTTATAAACATGGACTTGCAATTCCTGCCAAAAATGAAAAGACAGAATTTGTTGGAGGTTTATCTAGACTTTTAAAAGTTGGGTATTCAACTGATGTATTAAAACTTGACTTTTCATCTCTTTATCCTTCAATCCAACTTGTGCATGACGTATTTCCTGATTGTGATATTACAGGAGCAATGAAGGGAATGTTGACCTATTTCCGAAATACTCGTATAAAATATAAAAATTTGGCAAAAGAATATTCTGATATTGATAAAAAGAAGTCATTGTCTTTTGATAGAAAACAGCTTCCAATTAAAATATTTATTAACTCACTTTTTGGTGCATTATCTGCCCCACAAGTTTTTCACTGGGGCGATATGGATAAGGGACAAATGATTACTTGTACGGGTAGACAATATTTAAGACAAATGGTTATGTTCTTTACAAAAAGAGGATATACGGCAACAGTATTGGACACTGATGGTGTTAACTTCAGTTTACCAAAAGAAGGGGTTGACAATAGGTTTTATATAGGTAAAGGAATTAATTGGGGAGTTAAACAAGGTAAAGAGTACAAGGGGTATGATGCAGATGTTGCAGAGTATAATGATACTTTTATGAAGGGTGCGATGTCTTTAGATTGTGATGGGACTTGGAAATCCTGTATGAATATTGCTCGTAAGAATTATGCAACAATGGAACATAACGGAAAAATTAAACTTACAGGTAATTCTATTAAAAGTAAAAAACTCCCTCTGTATATTGAAGATTTTTTGGATAAGGGAATAAAATTATTACTTGAGGGTAATGGACAGGAATTTGTTGAGTGGTATTATGAATATTTGGAAAAAATATATAACAAACAAATTCCCCTTATGAAAGTTGCCCAAAGAGCCAAGGTTAAATTATCATTAGATGATTATAAAAAACGTTCAAAAGAAAAGACCAAGGCTGGAAATGAAATGTCACGTATGGGACATATGGAACTTGCAATAAGAGATGGTATTGCGGTTAGTTTGGGAGATGTTATTTTCTATGTTAATAATGGAATCAAAGCGTCCCACGGAGATGTTCAGAAAGTTAATAAACCAAAAACGGGATGGAAACAAGACCATATTGATACATACTTTAAAAACTATGGTAAAACTTTAGATGTTACTATGGAATCATTCGTTCAACTCAATTGTTATAGATTGGACCCAACTGAAGTTGAAAATAATTCAAATATGATGGGCGAATATAATGTTTCAAGAGCAATTACCACATTTAATAAAAGAATTGAACCATTGTTGATTGTGTTTGGTGAAGAAGTTAGAAATAATCTTATTGTAGATAAACCTGAAGAAAGAGGTATTTTTACTAAAGAACAATGTAAATTGATTAATGGAGTTCCGTTTGAACCTGAAGACCAAGATAATTTTGATGATTTATTGACTATTACAGACCAAGAAATGAAATTTTGGGAGTCAGTTAATTTAAACCCAAAACACATATACAATTTTGCCGAAGAAGGATGGGAAGAGTTAATTTAACTCTTCCATCTTCATTCCATCTGAAGATACGATATACCAATTACCAAAAGAAAAATATAGTTCAACACAGGCACCTTTACCTATGTTTACTTCAAGATATTCTTCGTCAATTAAACCCCAAATCGGTTTAATTTTTGTTTGAGTTAACGCTTTAACAATTACGTGGTCGGTTGTTGATGAGTCCAAAATTACCTCAACTAATTCGTTGTTTTTTGTAACAATCAAAGCTTCACCTTGTGTGGTGTAATTTGAATCGGTTACAAAACATATTTCCGAAGTTTCTATAATTTCTCCAGCAATAATTCTTTTTGATGGAATTGATTTTTGAATTGGCATAAATTAAATAACATATAAGTTTCTTGGAAACGCTCTAAACTTCAATTGCTTGTTAAGATTTTCCGCAATTAAAGCTTCCCTTTCCATGACTTTTTCAGGTTTTAATCTTGTTAATTTACCTTCAGCTCCAATAAGTTCTTCAATTAGTTTTGTCTTTTCGTCTTTTCCTTCTGTTGCTAAAGATTGATAATCTAATGTTAATTCAGAATCTGGAGTTTTCAAGTTTCCCGAATATTTTCCTCTAACTTTTGATAAAGTTTCTTTGCAACTTGCAATAAAATATCTTCTAACCCATTGTTGTGATGGATTATTTAAATCTGCCCAACTCATATTCCACATGGGAACATCAGACGGAAGTTTAATAATATCAGGATTTGACCTCAAACAATCATCCCTATCTTCAGGAGTTGTTTCATAATACCAATACCACACTTGTCCGTTCATTAATGAAGAATTTCCAAAATCAAATCTTCCACCAGGTGTTTGCATTAAATGAATTGCTTTTTTTCCATCAGGAAGAGCTGTAATTCTATATGTTTTGTCACCAGCAATAATTCTTCTTTGAATGTTAATTTCTTGCATTCTTAACATCATATCAAATGCCGGCATCATAAAATATGAACCTGTATATCCCATTTGTGAATAACCTGCTGGTCCGCCAAGTCCATAACCGCCTAACGCCCCAAAACTCCAAGGGTCAAAAAGAATATTTGTTAATTCAGATGGTGTAAACCATAAAAGTTCGTTTACTTCCCTGTTTGCGGGAATTTCATAAATTTGTTTGTTTGGTTCAAGTTGTATATAATCTTTTTTTAATACCCAAGGACCATTTGACTGCAATCCAACAATTTTTGAATATGAGTATTGGTACCTTTGTTCGTAATCAAAACTTCTTGTTAAAAACGCTTGAGCCAAAGATTGATTGTCAATGTTAAGATTATAAAGTGATGTCCATTGTGATTCAATTAACCAATCTTGTATGTATTGCGAATAATCCCCAATAGAAAATTCTAAAATAGTGTCAAGTTGTTCATCCTCAAGTTCAATTGAGCGAAGCGGAGCTCCGAGTACGTGTCTAACCTTTGTATAAAGTTGACTTCTTTGTGGTTCTGAAATGACTGCCATATAGTTGGGTTTTAATATATAAATATTTGTTAACCCAAATAAATGTTTTTAATTTCTTTTTGTTTTTTTCAAATATAACTCATTCACAAATTTCCAATTAACGACTTCCCAAAAGTTTGAAATATATTCATCCCTTTTGTTTTGGTATTTCAGATAATAAGCGTGTTCCCATAAATCAAGTCCGAGTATTGGAAATCCACCTTGTTCAAAAATATTCATAAGTGGGTTGTCTTGGTTTGGTGTTGACATAATTTTTAAACTTCCGTTTTCTTTAACAACAAGCCAAACCCAACCTGAACCAAATCGTTTTTTTGCTTCTGATTCAAATAATGTTCTAAATTTTCTATAGGTTCCAAATTGTGATTTTATTTTTTCAATAATTGGTCCATTTGGAGTTTGGTATTTTGGGGTGAGCATTTTCCAAAAAAGAGCGTGGTTAAATGCTCCGCCAGCGTTGTTCCTTATATTTGTATTGTATTTTGATATTTGTTTAACTATATTTTCAAGTTCAACATCCCCATAATCTTTTTTTCTTAAAGCCGAATTTAATTTTTTTACATACCCTTTGTAATGTCTTTGATAATGTATCTTCATTGTTTCGGGGTCAATAAATCTGCGAATTGCAGAATATGAATAAGGAAGTTTATCAATCCCAATTGTTTTTGCTTCATTTATAAAAAAAGCAACTTGGTTTGTTTCTGTCCCTAAAATTTGATTTGTTAAACTTTCGGCAATTAATTCTAAATTTCGCATCAATTATAAATACTTAACTATTACTGATTTTAGAACCTTTACTCAAATTGTCTTTAGCCCAAAGAGGTTGTAAATTTGTATAATGACACAATTTAATCAATTCTTCTTCAGTTTTTGCGGAAGATAATGGGATTATATGGTCAATATGCCATCCATAAATTCCGTAATTGTCCCAAGACATACCTTCTTTAAATTGTTTTTCAAGATATTCTTTAAGTTCTGTTGAAAGGCACCCAACCATATCAAAAGTTTTACTACTTTTATTTAGCGATGAGTGCTTAATAAACTTGTTTACTCTATCCCTCATTAAGATTTTTAATTTATATAGATTACAAGATTTTTTCTTTTTTTTATTATATTCATTTTTATATAAATTTACTTTTTCTTTGTTTTTTTTATTATACTTTAAAAGTTTTTCATAAATTAAACTAGAATTTTTTTTATAATATTTTTTTTATCTTCTAGTATTTTTATTTTATTATTTTTGTAATAATTTCTAGCGTATTCTGTAAGTTTTTCTTTATTTTTTTCTTTATACTTTTTAAATTTTTTTGCAATTTTATCTTTATTTAATTTATAATATTCTTGTTTGTCTATTTTTCTGCAGGATTTACAACGGCATTGTAATCCATCCTTAGTTTTTGGGTGTTTTGTAAACTCATCGGTAAATTTTTCAATCTTACATTTACTACAAATTTTTGTTTTCACAATATTCTTTGATAATTTTTTCAATTATTTGGGAAGTTTTACCACCTTTTTTAGTTATTAAACTATATAATTTTCTATCCAAACTAATTCCAATTTTAATTTTTTTTTCTTCAATTGTTTTGGATGGCCTTCCCATAATTGTAAATATCTTGATAAATAGTAAAAGTCAAACTTTTATTTTTTAATTCCGTAAGAATAAATTTCGTTTAAGATTTGTTCAACAACATCCGTTTCAAACTCGTTAATATCACCCATTACCGTTCCAATTATTTGTTTTTTTCGGGACAAAATATCATAGATTGCCATTTCCAAAGTGTTTTCATATAATGGATAGTAAACAAGAACATTATTTTTTTGTCCGTATCTATAACTTCTATCTTCAGCTTGAGCGTGGTCTGAAGGTAAGAATGATAAATCATTCATAATAACCGCCTCTGCCGCTGTTAATGTAATACCAACACCTGCCGCCTTTATGTTCCCACAAAATAATTTTATCTTATCGTTTTCTTGAAAGTCGTCAACCGCCTTTTGTCTTGCGGGTTTTGATGTTGACCCATCAAGATATACAGAAACTTTTTTAAAGTGTTCGTGAATTTTTTGTAATGGCTCTGTAAAGTTTGAAAATATAATTACTTTTTTTCCTTGCTCAATAATATTTTCGGCAACTTCAATTGTTATTGCAGTTTTTTCTTCCGCAATTACTTGTCTTACTTTTGTTAATTTTGAAAACTGAATTGATAAAGATTTTGACTCTTCTTTTTTATTATGATACCAATCATAGTATTCCCCCATTAATTCTTCATAAAGTCTTGAGTGTAATCTTTGATAAATTGGTGTAATAATTTTTTCAGGTAAATCTAAAACTTCTGTTTTTAATCTTCTAATTACATTTCTTGATGTTCTGTCTCGTAATTCTTCAAGGTTTGTTGCACCATTTACATTCCATACTTTTCTTTTTCCAACTGTAAATTGATATCCGCCGCAGTATCTAATTGCATAGGCCATCCAGTTTGCGGCAACAGGACTTTCAATAAGGTTAAGAAGATTATAATAATTCATCGGTCGGGATGTCATCGGAGTTCCAGTTAATAACCACAACCTCTCAACATTTTTTACTAAATCATTTATAATTTTTGTCCTCTGTGCTTGGGGGTTTGATATATAATGAGCTTCGTCAATAACAACAAGGTCAAAATTTTCTTTGTTTAGAATTGAATCTTTTGATTTTACTTCATGGAAATTTTTCATTATATCATAATTTATAATATAATATTTGTGTCCCTCTTCCCATTTTTTTCCTTCAATTATATATATTGAATCTTTGGAGTATAGTTCAATTTCCCTTTTCCAATTTATTTTTAAACTGGCGGGACAAATAATTAAAATCTTTTTTGATTCACTTTCAATTGACGATATTACGGTACTAGTGGTATTATGGGTCACTATGAAATGTTCAGTGACATATAATTTATTTGGGGAATTTATAGATATACAAACCGAATCTCCGAGCCTTTCAAATTGAATGTCTTTAATGTATCTTGCAACTTTATATTTTTTTGGTTCACGATATAAATCTTTTTTTCTTTTTAATCTAAAAGGGTTCATGTTCCCCTGTAATTTTATATTAATTCTATACGATTTTTTACCTTGTTTTTTTTCACCATTATAAGTGTATGTTGGAGTCCTACTTTTTTTTCTGGCAATCCCTCCCAAACTTTGGACAATTTCTACAACGTCGTCCGCTAATTTTTCAGATATTGTAGAAAATTCAGTTCCAGCAAATTCGTTATTTTTTCTTGATTTATAACAAGTACCATCAGTGTCCATTAATCCTTGTAGGACGGATAGTCTGGTTTCTACGGTATTATATTTGTAAATGTCAGGAATAAATTTATTGTAAGAACGACAACCTTGCAGTTTTAACTTTTTTAAAATTTTAACTAAATAATTTGTTTTATCATTTTTTAATTTAGATAATCCATAGTCACAATTTTCTCCTTTTTTCTTATTAATTATAATTTTTTCTCCTACAATATTTTTTATTGAGTTAATTAATTCTTCATCTTTTGTTGAAAAAATAATGCTTTCATTTGTAATACCTCCATCACCTAATATTAAACCTAAAAGGTATGGGTCTAATGGTAATTCTTGGGTATTAAATTGAACTGGTTGGGTTATTGGGATTTGCCATTTAGAATTTCCTCTATTAATTTTATAGTAGGTTTTTTGTAGTTTTGAATGTAACCCTTCTCCTTTAATTGAAAAATTTTTGTCAATCAATTGTTTTGTTGTAAGATTTATATTTAAAATTTTTCTACGGTTATTGTTATACCCATTTGATGCGGTTGAAACATTCCATATATGTTCTTCGCAACATAGAACCGAATATCCGTCATTAAAGGTTACTCTATACAAATTTTTTACTCCTTGTGGAAAAACTCCTGTAACTTTATATGGTAATCCATCGTTACCAAAAATTTCATCTCCTATTTTAATGTCCCCAATTTTTTTAGGACCATATGGAGTATAGACAATGGTATTAATTTCCAAAGCTTTGCCAAGCCCCATGTCGTCAGCAACAATAAACCTGTCGTTTTCAAGGAGTTTAACTATACATTCTTTTTGGTGATTTAGTGGAGGACGATGAGAATATTTTTCCCAATCAACTTCAACATTTCTTGTTTTTGCTTTATGGATTGCTGTTTTTGGTATCCAAAAATCATATAAATTATCCCCACTAAAAACTTTACCCCAAATATGATATGATTTATCTTTTTCAACCAAAAGTTTTTCAACATAAATTTTATCAGGTTCTTTTATAAATGGATTATCATCAACAAGTTTTTTTGCAAAATACGAATCAATTTCAACCCATTTTTTTGCGACCTTTGGTTCAATATTATAAAACCCATTTATATAATCACATTGAGCTCTTGTTGGAATAAATTTTGAATTAACTTCTTGTTGATGTTGTAATTTTAGGATATAGTTATTTGACCCTTTATACTCTTTCAAGATTTCAAGGGTTTTGCGTTCAATGTTTTTTGTTTGAACTTGTTCTTGCATTATTATAATAATAAGGCATAATCAAATATTTATCAATATGTCACAAAGAATTGTTCCAATAACAAGGTTAAATAAATTTTTTGGAGCCGAAGATTTTTTTTTGGATGTCGGCATGGGAAAAGAATGGCTCCACCATGACATGAATTTTACTTTGGTTCTTTATAGGGTTGATAAAACAAAAACTGATAATGATGATGTTTATGGCGAAGCAACACAAGATTCAATTAAATTTCATCCTCCTGTTGAGTTTAAAGGACTTGTTCAAGTATTGGCACCTGAAAACAAATTTCTTGGTAATTCCAAACTTGACCAAATGGAACCTGGTAATATTAGAATTTCTGTATATCAATCTCATCTTGATGAACTTGGTATTGAAATTGAATTTGGTGATTATGTTGGGTATTATGAAACTGAAAAAAGAGTTAGATATTATTCGGTCGCAAACGATGGAAGGGTTGTTTCGGACAATAAACACACATATGCGGGTTATAAACCTTTTTACAGAACAATTATTGGTGTTCCTGTAAATCAAAACGAATTTAGAGGATTATAATGGGAATACAGAAAAAAATAAAAAAGAAGATAAATTTAATTCCTACTTTAGAAGGTCCATTCAGAAGACAAGAACTTCTTGATAAGATAAATGAACACGGAACAAATTTACCAAAATCTATTTTACACGAAGATTTGGATAGAGGGTTTCTTGATTTTGTTAAAAATGATTTACAACTTGTCGTTGACGGAAAAAAAGTCCCTGTTGTTGATATTTTAATAACAACTCAAAATTGGGCTCAATTTACCAAAACTTGGAATTTTAATGATTTGGATAAAAATGTTACTCCTCCAATTATTACGATAGTTAGAACACCCGAAGTTAAATATGGTTCAACACCATCATTACAATATACAATTCCAAATAGAAGACAATTTTATTATGCGATGGTTCCGAATTGGGAAAATGGAAGAAAAGGGATGGACGTTTATACAATACCACAGCCAGTTCCTGTTGATATAAAATTTAGTATTAAAATTATATGTAATAGAATGAGGGAACTTAATTCTTTTAATAGAATTGTTCTTGAAAAGTTTTCGTCTCGTCAAGCATACGCTCAAATTAAAGGTCATTATATTCCAATTATTATGGATGATGTGTCCGATGAGTCAGTTATGGATATTGAAAAAAGAAAATTTTATATGCAAAGTTATAGTTTTACTATGATGGGATTTTTAATGGATGAAAATGAATTTGAGGTAAGGCCGGCAATTAGTAGAGCCCTAACTTTAATGGAGGTTAATCCAAAATCAATAAGAAATAAAAAACCAAAACAATTTCCTGAAAATACAACTTTAATTGAATCCGTTTTTTATTTTCCGAATGGTGTCGTGTCTTATTCAAAAGTATTTGAATATACTTGTAACTTACAATTGGAAAATACTGAAAATGTTTTAAACTATTCTGTTTATATTAATAATTTATTTTTTGGAACAAACGTGTTTTCAAACCTTTCAGGAAAATTACAATTAAATACCAATGATGAGTTGACTATTGATGTTGAAAAAATAGACAACAACCAAGAGTCGTCAATTAGTTTTTCATCTTATTTGGTTTAATTATCTCCGTACAGGTCTTTTTTTTCTGCACAATTTTCTAATATCAAGATTTCCAAAAACTTATGGATTTTTAATCCTTTTTTATTACAATGTTTTTTTAACATAGTATGGTATTCTTCTGATATTTTTAAGTTCTTAATTTTCAAGGCAGAAAAAAGGTAGAATTTATTCTTACTTCCTAAAAAATAAATACTATAGTCAAAGTTTTTTCATAAAATCGTCAGTATTTATTGAATAAATAAACAAATTAAAAATTTAAAAATTTAAAAAAAATGGCAACAAAAGTATTCGTATCACCAGGTGTATATACTACTGAAAGCGAATTGTCATTTGTAGCACAAAGTGTTGGTGTAACAACTCTCGGAATTGCAGGGGAAACTCTAAAAGGACCGGCTTTTGAACCAATCTTTATTACAAATTACGATGAGTTCCAAACTTATTTCGGTACTACTTCACCTGAAAAATTTGTTAACACACAAATTCCAAAGTATGAGTTAGCATATATCGCTAAAGCATATTTACAACAATCAAATCAATTATTCGTAACAAGAGTTCTTGGACTATCAGGTTATGATGCGGGACCTTCTTGGTCTATTTTATCCGTTGCAAATGTTGACAGTTCAACAATTGTAACTAATGGGGCTCCAACCATAAATCAATTTACGGCAACTTGGAGTGGTAATACAGGAGGCACCATCGTATTCACTCTTGGTGGTGATTTTTTTGACCCTTATTTTTATAATACTTACACTAAATTTAATGGAACAACTTCTTCATTTGCTAATGATTTATCAAACTTTGTGTTATCTTGTTTGTTAGATACATCATTATCCGGTAATTCGGCAATTCAATGGGGTTCAATGAGTGGTGTTGATACGACAACTTATACTAATATCACCAACGCTCAATCTGTAGAAAATCTTGAGTTATCCGCACTAACATATACTTCAAGATTAAATGATTCTTGGTATTATTCAAACTTTGGAATTGATACTGGTGATTCTTATACAGGATATTCTTGGGTATCGGTTATTGATACTATTACTACCGACAATGGAGCTGGTAATATTTCAGGAACTTTATCAGGTGCTTCGCAATTGTTTGATGGAATTGCATATACCGGATATAACAATATTGTATTAGCAACTCTTCGTTCAAGAGGTATTACTGAATATAATTCAATGCAAGATGGTACAGAATATCAGGTAACGGGAACGACCGCAACTCCTAATGTTGGTCTAAGTGTTTTAGGAACTTCTTATTCAGGAGCGTCATCAAATCCTTTTGGAACTTTTGTTGTTTCAGGTACACAATATAATGGAAATGGATTTAGTTTTGAGTGTTCTCTTAACGATTCAGACACTAAATTTATTAGTAAAGTTTTTGGTACTGGAAACTTTGAAAAAAATAAAGCAGATGTTCCTTTGTTTGTGGAGGAACGTTTCCCAACTATGTTATATTATGGTTTTAACCAAGGATATATTAGAGGTGTAAATTCATCTATCACCGCATTTCCTAGAGCTAAAGGAAATAACACTTCTTCTTTAGGTAACTATTTGGAAAGATACCAAACTGCATTTTCTCCTTGGGTAGTATCTGAACTTCGTGGTAATACTGTTTATGAATTGTTTAGATTCATAACAATTTCTGATGGTGACGCATCAAATAGAGTTGTTAAAGTAACTTTATCAAATATGTCGTTTGATGGTTTAGTTTTTGACGTATTAGTAAGGGATTATTATGACACGGACGCAAATCCAGTTGTAATTGAAAAATATACTAACTGTACGATGGACCCATCACAAAATAGTTTCGTGGGAGTTAAAATTGGTACTGCCGATGGTGAATATGAAATTAACTCCAAGTATATTATGTTGGAACTTAATCCTGACGCTCCGACCGACGCACTTCCTTGTGGTTTTGAAGGTTATTTAGTTAGAAGTTATGGTTCGGCTTCAGATAAGTTAGATTACTTCCCAATTTACAAGACAAAGTATTTTAACCCAGGTGAGGTAGTTTCTAACCCTCCGTTTGGTAATTCAGTTGGTAATGAGGATGCTGTATTAAGTAATGGTGAAAATGTTAGGAGAACTTATCTTGGTTTTTCTGATACTATTGGCTGGGATGAAAGTTTCTTCAAATACAAAGGTAAACAAAATCCTTCGGGTTACACTTGCACAGAACAAGACTATAATAACTGGTATAAGCTAACAAGAGGATTCCACATGGACGTAGAAGCTTCGGCAGTTACAATTTCCTCTATTTATACCACAAGTGGTTTACCCGCATTTGATTGTGGGGTTGCAACGTTCCAATCTGACCCCGAATCACAAACTAATCCATATTACAGAACTTTTTCACGTAAGTTTACTTTGTTGTGTGGTGGAGGTTTTGACGGATGGGACATTTATAGAGAATACCGTACCAACTCTGACGCATATCAATTAGGTAAATCAGGTTATCTTTATGGTTCTTTAGAAGGTTGCCCTTCTTATCCTAACGCCACAGGTTGGGGAGCATTTAGACAAATTACAGTTGAGGACGACACGGCTAATTGGGGTAATACTGACTTTTACGCATATAAATTAGGTATCGCTTCTTTTTCAAACCCTGGTATTATTAATATCAACGTGTTTGCCACACCCGGTGTTGACTACATAAACAACTACCGATTGGTTCAGGCGGCCATAGACATGGTTGAAATTGACAGAGCGGATTCAGTTTATATAACTACAACACCTGATTTTGATTTGTTGCAACCTTCTACGTCAATGGATAATTTTATTTATCCTCAAGATGCTGTTGATAGTTTAGCGTCTACTGATATAGATTCTAACTACACTGCAACTTACTATCCTTGGGTGTTGACAAGAGATTCTGTAACAAATACACAAATTTACATTCCGCCTACGGCTGAAGTTTGTCGTAATTTAGCTTTAACAGATAACATTTCATTCCCTTGGTTCGCTACTGCGGGTTATACAAGAGGTATTGTAAATGCTGTAAGAGCAAGAAGAAGACTAACTCAACTTGATAGAGATACTCTTTATCAGGGTAGAATTAACCCAATCGCAACATTCAATGACGTTGGTACGGTAATTTGGGGTAATAAAACACTTCAAGTTAGAGAAAGTCCGTTAGACAGACTTAATGTTAGAAGGTTGTTGTTACAAGCAAGAAAACTTATTTCAGCAGTTGCCATTAGATTGTTATTTGAACAGAATGATGCAGTTGTTAGACAACAGTTCCTTGATTCTGTTAATCCAATTCTTGACGCAATTAGAAGAGACAGAGGTATATTTGACTTCCGTGTTACGGTTGACAGTAGTCCTGAAGCTCTTGATTCAAATCAAATGTCAGGAAAGATTTTCATCAAACCAACAAAAGCTCTTGAATTTATTGATATTGAGTTCATTGTTACACCTCAAGGTGCAAGTTTTGAGAATATCTAATAAAATTAAAACTTATAAATTAAAACCCTCGGAAACGGGGGTTTTTTATTTTTAATATATTTATATAATATGAAAATTAATTTAGTAGAAGGGTTTGAAGAAGAAATGACACCTGATATGAAGTATTATGCTTTTGATTGGGATGACAACTTACTTTATATGCCAACAAAGATTATTCTTAAAGACGAAAAAGGAAATGAAGTTGGAATGGGGACTGAAGATTTTGCGGAATACCGCTCAAAAATCGGAAAAGAAAATTTTGAATATAATGGAAAAACAATTGTAGGGTTTGCTGAAAATCCATTTAGGTATTTTTCAACACAAGGAGATAAAAAATTCATGATTGATTCTTTGTTAGCAAAAACAGGACCAGCATGGAATGATTTTGTTGAGTGTATAAACGGAGGTTCTATTTTTTCAATTATAACCGCAAGAGGACATAGCCCTGAAACAATTGCTAAATCTATAAAAAAACTTATTGACGGTAACATAAATGGATTATCAAAACAACAATTAGTAAAGAATCTAAAAAAATATAATGAACTCGCAAATAGGTTTGTGGAAAAAAATGAAGACTCTTCGGATGAAGACCTTGTTGATTTTTATGTATTTAAGTTAAACAAATATTATCCAGTGACACACGGAAGCGGCTCGGCACAAAATCCCGAACAATCAAAAGTTGAGGCAATGAGAGAATTTCAGGAATACGTAAAAAGAATTAGTAGAATGATTAATGTTGAACCAATGTTTAAAGATGATGTTTCAAATAGATTTGTACCTAAAATAGGTTTTTCAGATGATGATTTAAAGAATTTAAAAACTATGAAATCAGAATTAGAAAAAGACCCAGAAAATATAGTTCAAATTTATTCAACACACGGAGGAGTTAAAAAAAAGTATAGTGAATAATATTTATAAGTAATATATGTAAGTTTCATAAAAAAAAATTCAAAGTAAATAGAAAAAAAAATAAACATACATATTTATAATAAAATAAAAGAAATTAAAAACAAAAAAAGATGGCTGATTTATTAATGAAAATGCCGATACCTTATGAACCCAAAAGAGTTAATAGGTTCATTTTAACATTCCCTAGCGAATTAGGTATCAACGAATGGTATGTAGAATCAACTTCAAGACCAGCAATTACAATCGCTTCAACACCAATTCCATTCTTGAATACAGAAAGGTATGTTGCAGGAAGATACACTTGGGGTGAAATTCCGGTTACATTCCGTGACCCAATTGGTCCTTCAGCAGCCCAAGCACTTATGGAATGGGTTCGTTTGCACGCTGAATCAGTTACTGGTCGTATGGGATATGCTGCGGGTTACAAGAAAGATGTTACACTGCAAATGTTAGACCCAACAGGAGTTGTTGTTGAAAAATGGATTTTAATCGGATGTTTCTTAACAAAAGCCGACTTCCAAGCTCTTAACTATGGTCAAGATGGACTTGCTACAATTCAAGCGTCACTTCGTCCTGACTATTGTGTACTTGTTTACTAAAAAAAAACTTTACATATTCTATTTACAAATCCACACTTGTTGTGGATTTTTTATTTAAAACAAAAATATGAACGAATATATTG